GGGTAATCAAAACGAAGTTGATGCATCTTTAACTGGTTTAGGTTTAACTTCTTCTATCGGAGAATTATCTGCATTTAATGAACAAGGATGGGGTTCTGATGGATGGGGTGAAGAAGGTTGGAATGGTGCAAATACAATAACTCTAACTGGTCTTTCAGCCACTATCTCAGTAGGTGATGCTGTTGGTTCAGTAAATCAAGGTTGGGGTAGATCTGAGTGGGGTGAAGAACCTTGGGGAGATAGTGATAACCCAGTAGTAAATATAACAGGATTAGGATTAACTTCTTCTATAGGAGAAGTTTCAGCATTTAACGAA